CACATTATGAAAAATGCTTCGGGTTTGGGAGACGAGACTAAGCTGATTCAGCTGAGTCTATAATGTTAAAAGTACCGAGCGAAGCTACTGATGTAGTAGTTGTCGCAAGGTCAACTGTCAACAAAGGGTTGACAGGTATTGTAAAAACACTAACCCCACCAATATTAGCGACTTTACAATCGATAATTCTAACTTGTTCGCTAGACGTTGGTGTGGAATATGTTACAGTTACAAATTCTGTGTCTGATGTAGTAATGCCACCTTCAGAATCAACAGCAATATCAGGAACGAAAGTAACTGGTAAGCAATTGATAGAAGTTGAAAGATCATTAATTGTGTCAACAAGACTACAATTGATCGAACGCTCTGTTCCTGTTGGAAAAGTAGCAATTTTTGTGACGTTTTTGATGTCCATCATCGGTGGAGGCCCAACCATAAAGAAGAAATTGAAATCATCACCAGCAGCCTCATATATATATGAAGGTGCAGTAGTGTTTCCAAATCCACCTCTATTTTGGGAGCGAATACAAGTTCGCACATCGTTGAGGACGGGTATTTGTGTAGACCCCACAACATCGGCACGAATACCTCTGTAATATGGAGTACGTATTTCATAAGCACAAGACACTGCTTGTAATTGTTGAAATATGGGTTGCCCAATAGCATCTGTCCTATCAAATATTTTCACTGATTCGAGATCTTCATCGAAACGAAGATAACTTTCAGTAATCATACCTGTTTGGGGAGGAAGTACTTTGAGCATAGAAGAACCATTGTAAAATCTATAAAGAAACGAAGACATGTACCATGAAGTTGGAGAAACTTCGTCGTGAAAACTTTGTTGTGACATAGTGCGCACACCACTAGTTGGATCTTCTGTAAAGTTTCGAGTTCTTATACCAATAAATTCAGATACCTGGTTTAGAAAAGCCAGAAAATTGAATCGTTTAGATAAAGCTCTCAAACTTAGAAAATATTCACCAGTAGTTTGAGCAGTTACATCGCGTGTTGTGTGAGATGGAACTAATAGGTTTTCATCAGCTGGTACAATAAATGCTCCAACATCTGATTGGGCGTAGCGGTTTTGAAAACCAGGAGCTAGGCTAATAGTTGGCCTAGATACTTGATAATCATCACCACCACTGTGTGCAACGAAAAAGGTAACTTGACTAGAAACAGTAGGTGGATTAGACAGATCCACTACTGAATAGATAGCAAGACAACCTGTTTTGGTATCTAGAGTAGTAGGATCAGGACCAAGCTCGTTGCGTTTGTATGTTTCACGCCAATCTGTATTTGAAATATAGGGAACAGAAACTCTAAAAGTAGTTCTACCATTTTCATCCTGTCTATCTTTCAAGTTACAGACAACGTTATAGTTAGTATTAAGCAAATTTCCTAATTGATTTGCGCTAGTATCATCTATATCTGCAAGGTTAGTTTCGGGAAAGAAAACTACAGCAAATCGACCTTGATGAAATGGTGTCTTAACTACCATAATATCATAGTTGATAGTACCACGCCATAAAGTAGCCTGCATACTAGCATATGCAAAACTACCTAAGTACATGGTCTGTATATTCTCAACATTTCGAGTCTGATGTACTGAGAAAGGAGAAACTTCCCACTTAGTAATCAGTTTACGAGCAGAAAATGTATCAGCGAGAGCAGCTTTCGAATGAAAATAGTTGGGTCTACCAAATATATACGACAAAGCCATCTCGTCTTTATTTTCTGGAATGAAGGATGAACCATCTATACCATTGTCTTGCAATAAAGCCAATGTTGTAGAATCATCATGGCCTTCAGTGTGAATTAGAGTCTGATTGGGTTTAATAACTCTAACTTGTTGGGGCACGATAGTAATAGGCTTAGATAAACCAAAGGTTGCAGCGGTTTTTCCTATAGCACGAGAAACCCACGCAACAGTAGATGCCATCTGTCCAATAACTGGAATGCCGGAAAGAACATCAGCAACAGTTGTAACACCGCTAGCCAGCTTGGAGACTGGACCACGGGCTTCAACTTCGCCTGTATCTTGCGCGGCAACAGGTGAAACACTCGACTGAGCGACCCTATAACCTTTAGCAACTAATCTATTAATATCGTGGGTGTCCCTATAAGTAGCGAGAACATCCTTACTAGTAGGGACAGAAAACTGTGGGTTAACGAAACGTGCAAAAACAGTGTATTTTGCAGTTTCATTTCCAACAGGTCCTAAGAGTTTAGAAAATACATAAAGGAAAACAGTACCGAATTGATTTTGCGAATTACTAAGATCAAACATGTCGTAAATGTTTGCATATGGGCAAGTAATTTTCAAACTGTTACCTTCTTCTACAGAAACTATCTTGTAAGGACAAGACGTCTGAGAAGCAAGAAAACGAGTACCTTTTCTTCGAAAGTCTCCTACTTGGTCATAATATGGATTATAGACCAACATAAGAGCACCTTGTAAGAAAGGTTGAGCATTAATTTTGACTTCAATTTCGATATCGGACTTAAAATATTGATAATTCTTAAGTTTATCTACAACTATTGGAGAGTTAGTAAAAATGTCCTGAGGAAAATTGAATTTCTTTAAATAATTCTGAGTGTCAGCATCATAGTCAGATGGTTTCAATTGAATTTCAAGAGCGGCATCGCCTGCTTTCCATTCATATGTCCCCAAATTGACGGGTCGTTCGAGTATGCTTTTGATATCATGGTGAGTGGTATCATTAAGCGCCATTTGTGTAGCGGTTGAAGTCATGGGAACTGACTCAGCAGACATTTGAACGTCAGTGAGTAAATTACCACGAGTAGAATCGACTACGGTGTTTTGTTCTTGATCATAAGATTCGGTATTAGAAGTCATGTAATAAGACAGGGGTAGATGACTATTTACCCTGAATTCGGAAGCTGTATCAACAGAGCACAGCAACACTCTATAAGAGAAAGGATAGCAGTGAATTAAGAAGTATTCCGTTTGTATTCTAATCCAAGATCACATCCTTAATTGGGGTAATTACCAAAGAGGAACGTAGTCAACACGAGCATAAGCGTCACGATTAAATCGATATTCTTCCATTTGCTCGTACCATGTAGGAGTAGGAAAATTAATTCCCACTTTGGCACATTCTTCTCTTATACGACTACTCCAATGGTCGTAAGATTTCTGCGGATGGAGGGCAAGCTCCATAAGAGTTGAACCGCAATTTTCGATTGTCGCAGCCCTTCTAGCCTTTCCTCTAATCCAATTGGTCATTTCCAAGATATTGGGAATATCCATGGGAGCCATGTAAGTTCCATCTTGTTGAATGACAAATTTTCTTTTAAGAAAGGAGGTATCATCAAGTCGTTTCCAGGGTTTTACACTGCCAGATTTCGTCTCATCTGTGTATGTTAAGCCAAAGGAGGCTAACGCATCAGTAATTGAAAGCTGGTTAAACCAGGGTAAAATTTCTATGTGTATTGATTTGATATCATCATCACCATATATAATATCATTCACATATTTTCGGTAATCACAAGTTAGCGGCAAATTTTCTCTTTCTTTAAGAGTCAAATAAGCAATACGCATTGCGATACCATTGAATAGTGAATTAATTATAACAGTGAGTGGATTTCCAGATGGTTGGGAATGCGTTTGTCGAATCACATCTCCTCGTACAAGAACATCAGCATTGCACACATGTTCCCATAAGGCAGATCTTATCAACTGCGATTCCGTATCATCTCCATACCAATCATTAATCTTTTCACAAATTTTAACTAAAATTTGCATGGACAATGAACCATCAAAATTGGAAAAATCACCAGCAACCATATGATTACCCTTTTCCAACAAACGATGTGCCAACTTAGTCCACTCTAAAGAATAAGGATTGATACCTACAGCTATCCCATTATCTATTCG